ACGACCCGTCTTCGACGCGGGCGACATACCGGATGTTCGCCTCCTCCGCGTTGGTCAGAAGCTGGTCGCCTTCGACACTAAACTCCCCTAGCCGTTCGTTGGGTTCGTAGCCGTTAAGTTGGACGACGCGCAGGCAATCCACCGGCAACTGGTAGGCGCTCTCCCATTCGCTCTGCGGGGCGGTGGACAGCTTGTTGAGCGCGGAGCGGCGCATGGCGAAATTCCAGCGATGCCCTTGCAGGACTTCGTCGCGGGTCTGGGCGAAGAAACGGTTGCAAAACTGGGCCTGCTTGCTGTCGTCGGTCAGCGCCATGATCGGGCTGATGCCCAGCTTGGCCAAAGCCAAGTTGCAGATGGATGTTTCGTCGGCCATGAAAGTTAGAAAAAGGTGGCAGACTATTGAAGCCGGTCTGCCAGCGGCTGTGAGTGCCTTACGGCATGCGGAACGCGAGCAAGAAGGCAATCTTCTTACCGGCGGTGACCGCGTTGGTGCGGGCGAACGCCGCCGTCACTGTGCGGGTGTCGGCGGTGATGACGTAGCGCGGAAGCACGCTCGTCGCCACAGCGGCAGTGACTGCCGCGGAGCCTGCGGTCGAACTGTTCAGCGAGATCGAAGTCGCGCTGTAACGGTCGGCGTCGGAAGCATCCCCAATTGTGGAGATGGCAACCGAAGAACCGCCCAAGGACGCCTCGTTGGAGACGCGCCAGAGTTCGGGCAGCGGGATCGCGCCAACGGGCAGAACAGCAATGTTGATGCTGTCGCCGGTCGCCGCTTCCGTGCCGGTGCATGTGTAGGTCGCTTGCGCGTAAACGACGTTGCCTTTGACAAGGTCGCCGTCCACGCGGTTGCGGACGTTAAGCTCCAGATTTTCGGGAGCGATGTCGGTGTAGAACGTAGCCATATTATGATTCTCCTATGGTTGGTTGTTGTTGATTAGAGAACCTCGTCGGCTGCGATTTCGACGACCTTCTTCTCTTCCATGCGGGTTGCGCCAAGGCTCGCCACCGTGCGGATTTGCAGGGAGTGGCTCTTGTCGGCGCGGATGTCCACATGCACCTTGCGACCGGCGTCGGCCAATTTGAGGCCGGAGCGGACGTAGGCGAAGCAAGTGCGAACACCAGTGCTGGAGTTGTAGGGAAGCAAGGACGACGCCACGCGGCGGAACTTGAAGCCCATGAAGGTGTCGAGTTGGCCCTGCACCAGCGCCTTGACGCTGTTGTAGTCGGCGCTGATCACCTCGGTCGTGCGAAGCAAATCTTGGAGTTGCTTGGCGCTGACCACAATGATGCGAGGATCGCTGTCGTCCACTTCTGCGTCGTTGAGCAGATAGGAGGCTTGGCGAAGTTTCGCAATGGTCAGACCGCTGTTGGCGGTGCTGCCGGTTTCGACGTAGTCAACGGCGACCTTCTGCCCAGCGGGCAAAGCGGTCGCGGTGACGCCGGTTTCGCCCGTGTAGGCAGAACCCAGCGCCGCGTCGATGATGACTTTGTCGCAAGTCCGCATGTAAGCCATCGCGTGATTGCTGACGGTTTCGGACTGCGGAAGGCTGACTTCGCCCAGATACTCGGCATCCCACTCGTCAAAGAGGGTGGCATGCTCGTAGGGATACGGACGGAGCCAGCGTTTGGCCAAGGCCACATCGCTGATGTTGGTGTCGGCGGCGCGGGCGGTGATTTTGGTCATTTCGACCGCGGCCATTTGGTTGAATGTTTTTTCTTTGCCGCGAACGGACTCCACGGACACGAACTCACGCAACTTGGAAACCTTCTGCTGAAGAAGGTGTTCCCAGTTGGAGGTGAACTCCGTCGTGAAATACTGCGGGATTTGTGCAATAGCAGACATAGTTGTTTCTCCTTTGGTTTTGACTAAACCCGCATCGTGCGGATCTGGTCGGGTTGTTTGTTTGTGGTGTCCTCGGCGCTACCGATTATCCGCGAGCGCGGGTCGTCGGCCTTGGGCAATGCGCGTTGGACAGGCTCCACAAGGAGTTGTCTGCCTAACTGTTCGCGAGAATTGCGCTGCGCCACACATGGCGCAAGGGTTTAGTCAAAAAAGTTTTGGGCTTTTGTGTATAGCAAAACGCCGCTCGGTATACACAACGTGTCGATGCCTTCGACATGGTTGTAACAACGTGTCGAAATTTCAGCGCAACGCCGCCCACAAGAATCCGCCGTTGGCGCACCCGTAGAAGAAAAAGATGACGGCCATCGCCGGATCGCCCTGCCTCCACCACCCTACCGCGGTGGCAAAGTAAAGCAGCGTGCAGGCAAGGAGCGGCCAGAAGGTCATCCGATCACGCCGTCGTTCTTGCGCTGCACCCAGTCCATGACCTCGGCAATAACCAGACTGACCTCGGCAATAGCGTCTTCTTCAATGTCCCAAAAGCGGGCGTGAAGCAGTTCATGGATGACCAGTTCCTTGCCGCGGTGGGCAATAGCGTCTGGGTGGATGTAAACGCTTCTATCGTCTCGGACGCACAGTCCGTCTACAGGCTCTCGTTGCGGCGGTCGCTTGAGCTTGACCCTCCAACACTTGCCGTCGAGGGCAACTCGCTTGGTGGGGATGTGTTTCATTTTGACGGTTTGTAGTGCGGCACGGCGCGACTTCTGCCGTTGACGCAAATGCGGAAGGGTTGTCTTTGGCAGCGGCCACCAATGACCGCATCGCCCAGCAGCTTGCCGGTGTAGCTGTAGCTTTTGCCCAGTTCGGCAGCGACCTCGCGGGTCGTCTTCCAGCCTTGGGGAACCACATCGCTGGCCATTGGTGTGACCAAGGCTGCGGCCCATGCTGACGCTGACAGTGCCTCGGCGGTAACCTTCTTTTTCATAGGTCAACAACGTCCGGTGCGGGCGGGTTAAAGTGCAGATTGTGGACGTTGGGCAGTGCGCCTTCCTGTTGGTTGCGCCAGTCCAGCACCATCATGCTGGGACGCGGGATCGCATCCGGCACCACCTTGTGGGCGTGCCTTGTCAAAAACTGCCATCCGCCGGTAATGCCCAGCATGGACGCCCCGTCGCTAAACCATCCGCCGCAATGGCGGTGGGCGCGAAGGAAGACCTTGGCGGGTTCGTGACCGGCGCGAAGCGAGTTGAGGCGGGCGTTGCCCATCGCAATGCTCATGGCGGTGGCCTCCAAGTAAGCGCGGCTGGTCACGCCAATATGGTGCGTTGCGTCGATAATTGTTCCATGAATACGAAACAGCCACTTCTCGCGGGCCACGCCGTCCTTGGCTCCAATCAAGCGGGCCAAATACGATTCAATCTCGTGGGTGTGGCACTCGGTGCCTTTGACCACCAACGTCTCGGCGGCAGCTTGCGACATGAGTCGAAGCGCCTCCGCGGCCATCTTGCAGTGCAGTTCGATCAAGGTGGCTACGACCTCCGGCGACTTGTGGTGGATGCCCTCGGTCGCATCGCCGTTGACTAACAACACAAAAGGATCGCTGCCCACAATCTCCGAAACTTGGGCCTGTGCTTCCTGCCATGTTTCCCAGAGCCACGCTTGGTGGATGTTCTTGCCGAATCCGATGGTGTTGCCGTTGATGCTTTCGCTATCCGGCGGCATTAACCCTACGCTCGACCCGCAATGCAGATCGCTGACGACGACCAGCAACTGCGGGCGTGATGGTTTTTTGGACATGGTGGATCCGGTTAGACCGTCAGCATCCGGCGCACTTGGTCAACCACCTCCGCGTCACCCTCTTGGTAGCGAAGGTAAAGCGGGTTCGATGCGTTGGTCATAATGTCCTTGGCGCGGGCGCGTGTGCTGCTCACTCCGGTCTGGTCACCGGCCACCAACTTGTCGTCGGAAAGTTTCTCCGCGAGGTTGACAATTGCTTTGACCACCTGCGGATCGACAAAGCCTTGGGACGTCGGATCGACTCCGGCAGTCACCGCGGCTCGGCGGGCCAGTTCGATCTTCTCCGGCATCTTGTCGCCCCACACCTTCTGGAGTTCGGCCCGTCCGGTTTCCAGTTGCGTTTCGATCATCTGAGCGGCGGCTTGGTTCATCAGCGCGGCCCGCTCCATGTCGAACTTCATGAACTCCTGCATCGCGGCGGCAGGCACGTTGTGCTTGTGGGCCAGTTCCGCGGCCTTCTTGGCCACGTTGTCATCCCATGTGACGCCCTCTGGCAGTTGTTCTGGCTTAAGGTTGTAGGCTTCGGGCGATTCGGGAACGCCGATGGCCTTGCGGTATTCGGCCACTTCTTCCGGCGTGGACTTTTCGGTGGGAGGCAAAACTGCCTGCGCTTTGCGTCCTACCAGTTGCTCCATGCCTTGGTAACTTTTGAGGATGGCTTCCACATTCGGCCCGTTGTCCGTCCAGAACTTGGCCGGTAGCCATTCCGGCTTGTCGGTTACTTGGGCCGCTGGCGCGTCGGTAACGCTGGTGGGCGCACTGGAAAGGAGTGTCCCTTCCGTTGTGACGTTGGTGTTAGCAGCGGGTGCGGTGGACGCGGGAACAGCGGCGCTGTCCGTGGTGGTGCTGGTTTCGGAGGTGGTGGTTGCATCGATCATGGTGGTGTTGGTTGGTTGGTTGGTGTTTTGACTAAACCGCGTTTAGCGGAGGACTTCGGTGGTTGGACGCTCGACGTCGGCATCTGCGACGACGGGCAGCGAAAGTTTATGCTCAATAAAAAGGATCACCTCGCGCTGGCCGTCCCGCACCGCGGCGGCGATGGGATCAAACGGGCGTCCCAGCGTGCGCTCAAAGGCGGGCCGGTTCATGCGGAAGTAGGCTTTGAGGTTGTCCAAGACGACGCGGCCATCCTCGCTGTCAAAGGTGCGGTAGTAGGCGTTGTTGATGCGCTGGAGCGATTTGCTGCGCTCCAGTTCTTTGTCGGTTGTCATGCGGTGGCTTGATTCATCAAACGGCCCAAGGCGCTGTCCTGCTTGACGCTACCGGCCTTCCCTGCGGCCTCGGCCATCGTGAGCATCTCCTGCTGCTGCTGCATTTGCGCTTGAGCCTGTGCGCGGGCGGCGCGGGCCTCCTCGACCTCGTCCTCCTCGGCCAGCCAGTCGGCGGGCAGTCCGTCGTTGCGGGCCGTTTCACGAGCGATGACGTCCCACCGGAAGTTGTCCAAAACCTCCGGCCTCACTTGCGCGAGAATCGCGTTGCGCTCCAGTGTGCGAGCCAGTGACAAGTTGTGCATGGCGCGAATGGCCAAGGCCACTTTGCTGACGTAACTGACCTCCGGCTCCGGCAGCATGGGCTGGCCCATCGCGTCCATTTGGATCGCGTCCTGCGGCGGCGGGGGAAAATGGCCGTTGCGGATAAGGATGCCAAAGACTCCGCGCAGCATGGGCGAAAGAAGTTCGGTCGTCTTGCGCGTAAAGCTGGGCGAAAACTGCACCAGCTTCTCACTGGCCCGCTCGGCCACTTCGGTCGCGGTCATGTTGGCCCGTTCCAGCGAGGCAAACATGCGGAACATGTCAACATGCATGGCGGTGTTGATCGCGTTGGTCTTGCGGGCCTCGCGGTCGAGTCCGATAGAATAGTCGCCCGCGGTGGCCCACTCCTGCGGCAAAGCGTTGGGTTGCGTCGGGTCGTAGTAGGTGACGCCCCCAGAGCGCAAATCGACTTCCCCTTCGTGCGTAGCGGGCATGAGGAGACGAGGGAACGCTTTGATCTCGGAGAGGGCGTCAAGTTGCTTGGCCAAAAAATTGAGTTGGCGGGCTTCGGGTAGCGCCATCCACGCGGGCGAGACTCCGTAAACGCCTTGCTGGCTTTTGACATGGCGACCGGCAAAGAAGGGTTTCTCGTCGTAACCGGAGTTACGGCAGACATGCTTGTTGCTCTGGTCAACGTAGACCGACGCCCAAGGCTTGTTCGGGCCGTCAGCTTTGTTGCGGTCGCGGTCGTTGTCCTCGCGCTTGTAGAGGGCATGAACGAAGCGGTGCTTCACTGTGCCGCCCTTGCCGGTGCGCCGGATCTCTTGCAGCTTTTTCTGCATGGCAGGCGCAAGGTTGTCTTCGCCAAACTTGTCCGCGGCTTGCAGGACGGTCAGTTCCAACTCTCTAAAGACGGTGTCAATCAGTCCCTCGTCGTTTTCGGCCAGTGAGTAGGTGCCGATGTCAAACTTGTGGAAGACGAGCGGGTGCGACATGCCTGCCTCAACAAACATGCAGTAGGTGCCGAAGACGCTGTCGTCGTAGTAGAGTTCGTGGATCTCGGTGTAGAGATTGCTGGTGGCCAAAAGCAACTGGGTCATCTCGCTGCACTTGGCATACCACTGCTTGGCCTTGTCGCTGTTGACGCCCTTGGGCGGTTCGTAGACAAACCACCGCGAATCCGCGGGCGTGATGTAGGC